AGCTTGAGCGGGGACTTACACTGAGCAACAACACGCTTCCAGTCGCGCAGAGCGACAATAGGGATGGTCCATCCAACCGCTTTGAAGAGACGAGCGTCATGGGATGTGTCACAGGAGACTATGTCGAGACAATACCAATGTACCTTCCCATTCTTGTCCCGGATAGCTAAGACGGAGTCGTCTGAGAAGTAACAGAAGAAGAATCGTCCGGGAGGATTGTAGAGCATCTCAAATGCCTCCTTCATGATACCGGGTTCAGGTGACTTGATGAACCAAATATCGCCACCATTTATGTGGATCTTCTCCGCCGCCATAGCTATCTTCATGCGCTCACACAACTTAAACCCCAAGAGAGAGGCGGGGGTGAAGAGGTCGACAATCGTACGCGGATACTTCCCGCTCTTTGCCCACTCGTTCAGTTTAAGCTTCCACCAGTTCTTCGTTATCTCCCAGGTGTGGTCAGGGTCGTTGGCATGTGCAGTCTCAATCAACTCACGCCACGCTTGGATGCGCAACTCCCTCTTCGGATGAGGGTCGGCATGATGCGCTTCGGCCTCCATTCGCGCACTAACCCAGTCAGAGAAGTATGGAGTATACCTCTCGCGCATCCCGAGCAGCCAATCCTTGTGTTCATCAATGAACTTCGCCTGATTGCGATACAGCAATTCGTGATAGCCCGGGATCTCGGGTTTGCGAACAGCTGTCAGTCTACGGATCGCCAGTGCAAGGTTGCGGTCGGTATTCGCATAAATCACACCATTGTGCATAGGTGCAGGCCCGAAAAACGTGCGGTATGTGCCATCCTCCTTCTGCTTCCCAGCGGGGAACTCAAGGTGCCCGTCGTGCCAGTACTGTTCCCCTTTGATACACTTAAACCTGTTGTTATATACATACTCCTTTTCGACGACACAATCCACTACGCCAACCTTGAAGCAGGGGCGAACCTCCGGGTAGTCCTGGAGTGCCCCCTTACCCGAAAAACCGGCTTCATGGTAGTCACTGGCGTGCGCATCAACCGCACAATGTCACGGAAGAGCATCACCTGGACAAAATGCTCGATAGTATTGTTGGTAATAGTAATGTTGTAGTCAAACCACTCCTGGAAAAAGGGCAGCTTGAGCGCACACTGACGCACAGCGAGGCTATAACTGCTGCGGAGCTCCATGGCCTTATCCCCGTTCCAAAACACAACGTCACGAGCCATAATGTCCTTACAATAACTATTATCGACCCGTGTAAGAGCGTGGATGAGCCCCGGAAAGATCATAGCATCCTGAAAGGAGTCAAAGGACGCTGCTGTCAGTATGATCTCAGCAGTATGCGCCCGGGCAAGTACTGTTGGCTGACGGCTCACACCTCGCTCGCTTCTAAACCGCCAGAACAAGTCGAAGATGAACCGCCGGTCCACCGTGTTTTGCACGTTTATAGCTTCCTGTTGGGTAAACCAGCTAGACTCGTTGAGCATGGGCTCATTGATTCCATGGAATCCGGGGATGATGGCGCCGAAGAAGTCCACCACCCTGTCGCCGAATGTGCGAGCCCCTCCGGGCTCGTTAACAAATAAGATAACATCAGCAACGGTGAGGTCAGCGCGCGGGGCCAACATTTGGGGGGCAGGAGGGATGAACCCCGCCAGATACTGTGCAATCATATCCGCTGGATCATCAGCAGGATGCATAGCGGCCACAAACGCAGGGTCAAGAAAGGGGGCAGGCGGCGGGACGGGGATTGGTGGGGATGCCAAGGCAAGCTGAACACGATTGCCAAGGGCGGCTGCAACAAGTCTAGCCTGTGCCTGAGCAACGACCACCATGGCATGAGCATGTGGGCGAATAAGAGCATGTGCACGACGAGCAAGACGAACCGCAAGATGAGGATGGGGGTCATGTAGGCACAACTGTCCTCCGCCGAGAGCCCGCTCATTAATGTGCAAAGGAGGGCGGAACCCAGGGCGCGGCAACGGTGGCAACTGAGGGGGAGGATAATCGCGCCTGTCACTGTTATCATGATATGATAACTCCCCATGATGCTGCCAGTACGCCACGGGTGGTCCCCTATAGTAGTAGGGTCGTGGGTAGTACACCGGATCAAGTTTCAACTCCTGCTCGACTTCCTCGTCACTCGACCCTTCGCCTGGAAAATCATCCTTCTCCTCCTTTCCCTCCTTCGCATCATCACCATGACGCCTATGCTGGTTGGCTAACAGAAGCTGCATCAGTTCACCGAACCTGTCGTCACGGTTGACATAAGTGTCATGCCACTCTGGACCGCACCGATTCTCATGGACCAGCCTGCGAAATTGGGCCTCGCGATCAGGCACATACGGCGGTCGGTCACGTAATGCATTCAATAGCCGCCGGTGCGCGTCCAACTCCGCATCATCTTCCGAACTATCATCATCCGCATCGCCTGGTGATCCATCACCGTCAGATGGTGGATCGCTAGGAGGATCACCATCATAGTCAGCGCATGCAGCGCGAGCCGAGTCGACATCATCAGTGCACGCAGTATAAGCAGCGGCCAGAGGTTCAGGCTCCTCTTCTTCCTCTGGTTCAGGCTCCAAAGCAGGACACGGTTGAGGCAAGCCTACCACCACCATCTCAGGCTGATAACCGGGAGTGGATCTCAATATCTCAAAGGCGTTATGAACGGCACTCCTGCCAATCTGCCAGTTACCACTATTGTAATAGGCGGCCGTTGCAGCACGGAAGTCGGCACGCCTCCTGGCAATCAGCGCGTAATCGACGGCGACAGGAGGGTGGGGCATAAAATAAGGGAGATACACTGCTCCCGCGTCGCGGGGTACATCCTTGTTTTCAGGTATCTGCTTGGCCTCCTTCGCCTCAATCTCACGCACCTCATTCTCCTCCCTTGCCATCCTCTCTAGCATTGCCGCCGACCTGGCGCGGATGCTCTCCCGCTCGACGCCAGCACGGTGCGCCTTCAGGATGGCAGCATTAGCCTGCTCAGGTGTCAACATGTACGCCTCTCCCTCAGTGTGTTTGCAGTCCATAGGCTGATCCTTGATCTCAACAGCTTTAGGCTTGCGAGCGGCTAGCGTCTCTCGGGCTAACTTGAGAACCGCTAGCTCATCTGCTATCATCTGTTGGCGGTTGCGCTCAATACGGTCAATCTCGGCTCGTTCA